TCTCTGGATTGATTGTGACCACGACCGGGCGCGTATAGGTGTTGCGCATGTTTGCATAGATGTACAAGTTGCGGAACGTGGTCCACTCCATGTAATTCATCAACTGCTCATCGGTGAAGTTCGATCCCACGCTTGAACACCGGAAGCTGTCACGCTTCCAGTTTCCAAACGTAGAACCGACACCGGCTTCGGTCGGCGTGTAAATTTGTTGCAGCGCAACAGTGTTGAACTGAAACGGTTCCCGCAAAAACAGCCAGTCTTCCTTGCTCGTTTGGATGTCATTCCATGCGTTCTGAATCCAAGAGACCATGCGTGCGTTTTCGCTGCCGGCAAGCTGCCCGGCAACGGTCGTCAGCGACGGTCCAGAGACGCCACACTCAACGCGTAGCTGGTTGACTAGCTGTAGGAAATTCATGCGGGTTCAGCCAATACGTGGTTGAGCCATGCGCGGCCACGGGGGTTTTTGTCTTCCACCAGATCGAACGGATACGACAGGCCGTGACGGGCACGCATCTCGATTTGATCGGGCGCTGCTGGGTTGTGTACGTGCTGGCTGTAGCGCGTCTCTTTCATGCGTGCCAGAATTTCCACATACTTTCTTTTTACGTCAGTCGGTACGCCACGGATGATCGGTTGATTCATACCGTTGCAATTCACGATGACGTGGGGCGATTGGTTTTCGTCAGTCGTCGCATGAACAAGAACGGTGACGATCTCGTTCATAAAAGACTCTTCTGCTGCCAACTCGCGGAAATCTTTAGCCGCTGATACGGGTTCGATTGTTGGGGTATCGTCGCTAATCTCGATCCCTGACATTTTATTTTTACTCATTTGCCATTCTCCTTACGTTGAAAATACTAAAAAAGGAAGGCCACCGAAGTGGCCTTCCAAAGGGGTCCCTCGGAGAGAGGAGACGGCAATCTTACAGTGCCGCGCCCGGCATGACTGAGCAGTCGTAGTAGGTGTCAGTAACACCTGCTGCGCCCAGATCGGTGCTGCCGGGAGTGAATGTGGTCGAAGAGTTGGTGACCACTTTGATCAGACCAACCAGAGCCACGTTTGCAGTGGTCTGGGTAGGCACTGGGCAAGGATCGGCAGCATCGACGACAGGGCCGCGAGTATTGCTGAAGTTGCCGCTGGTGTCGATCCAGACAGCGTACAGAGCTGCGCTGGAAGGGGGAACCGTGCCAGCAGCCGCAGTCATCGCGATGTTGTCGGTAGCGCCTTTGGACTTGAACACACCGTTGATGGTGTAAGCCAAAGTGTTGACGGTTTTGTAGGTGTTAGCGTTGGTGCCTTCTGCAAGGCCAGCCGCTGTCAGCGACTGAAAGCCGCTGTTAATTTGCTCGATATTGTAGGACATTGTGTTTCTCCTTAATCTTCAAGAGTCGGGGTGACAGGCGCTGCTGTGGTCGGCGAAACAGCATTATCATAATCGTCGATAAGCTGGTTAACGCTGGCAGACAGGGCTGCGATATCGGTCAGAATGGCGATCAGCAGAGGACGAATCTCACGCGAGGTGAGAAGGTCCGGTACCTTTGCCATCCGCTGGTTAATGCTCTCAGACATGGTGTCTTCCTTTCAGATGGACGCCGGGGCCGTAGCCCCGGCTAATCATTACAGTGCGGTCACACCGGCTTCGATACGTGCCATCCATGCGTCGTTCAGACGGACGGTAGCAAACCATGTCGAAGCACCGACGTAGCCGAACTGGCCCAGCGGGTTGGCGTGGTTAGTCTGCGATGCCTTCAGGACGACAGGCTTGATGGCCTGCATACCCTTCAGTGCGACCTGACCCCATGCATCTTCACCGATGACGATGAACGGATACACGTCAACGTTGGCAGCGCCAACCGACAGCATGCCGTTCAGAGTGCCGGAACCAGAAGCAGCGAAGCTAGTCAGCAAAGGCGAAGAGATGAAACGGAAGTCTTCGCATGCGCCGATCTCGCGATCGTGGATTGGTTTGAACGAACCGTACTCTTCAACACGGGTGAAGCCGGGCAGGTTACGGATGTCGGACACAGCGTCGGTGTGGCAGAACACGATGTACGCAGGCTGCACAGCACGGGTGCCGAAGTTTACGCCGGGGGCCAGACGCGAAGTCACGCGACGGCAACGGTTGGACTCCAGAGTACGTGCGGCTTTACGGATGGCGTTCAGGCTGATCGCGGTGTTAACAGCAGAGCGGCTGGAGCCGTTTGCGTAGACAACAGTCGAGCCAGCTTTCAGAACACCGTAACGGACCAGTTCCATCACCTCGGCCAGAGTCTCGCCAGTCAGCTTGACCATTTCGCCGGGGATGTCGTCTTCGTACAGTTGCTCAACCTTCGAGCTGTACTTGAACAGAACGCCGTACTGTTGCAGGGTGACAGACACGTCTTGGAAAGAGATCGTGTTGCTGTTAGGCGTAACGCCTTCAGCCAGCACGAAGTTCGAAGCAGTGATCTGGGGTGTGCCCTGATAACGTGCCGAACCTTCAATCGTGGTACCAACAGTCGAAGCACCGAAAGGCAGTGTACGACGGAAGACCAGAGTGTCGGTCGAGTTCATTGGCATCTCGCGCTGGGTACCGAAGTCGCCCAGAACGGTGATGGGTTGTGCATGCTCAAGCATGCCCTGTGCTGCACGGATTAGGTTACGCGAGGCAACTGTGCCGTAATTTTGAATAGACATTGCTATTTCCTTTACATAAGTAGATTAAAACCCGCGCTGCGCTCTAGTCTTTTCGCGCTTTGCGGCTTCATAGTTCCAAAGCTCTTCTGGCGACATGTCGTCCAATGATTTGGGCGGCGGTGTCTGGCCGGGTCGAGTTGTCGCGGCAGCAGCAAGTCGCTGCCCACGCTCTTGCTTGATATCCGACGCTGAACGCTTTTTCGTTTCGTGGAACATGTCCAACATACGAATGGCGTCTCGCGCTGAGTCGCTGTTTGCCAAAGCACGAACATCAGGCGGTTGTACGGTGAACCATTGCGTGAACTCCAAAGTGTTCACGGTGTCCTTCCAGTTCTCGTACTTACCATCCACTCGCGCTTCTTCGATGGCTTGTCTCATCTCTGCTTTGGTCTGGTCAACCTGCTGCTGCACGAATGCGGCAACTTGCTGGGGGTCAAACCCCTGCTGTGGTTGAACGGACCCTAGCTTAGATGCGACATACTCCTCCATCGCTCCAGCCCACTCGGGGAAATCTTCCTTGAGCTGCTCCCACTTCTCTGGGTTTTTGGCTGCATTCGCGATTTGTCCCTGAGACGGGGCTTCTTGTGGGGCAACTTGCTGTTGCGCCATTCGAGCCTGCTGGAACTCACGCTGCATCGCGGCCACACGACCCTCGGCAGTTTTTACATGGTGCAGCAGTTGAGCATTGGCCGTTGCCAGTTCGTCGATCTGAGCAAGCTTCGCTCTTACGGCTTCTGGTAAACTGGCCAGTGGGTCTTCCGGCTCTTCACTCGGTGCGGCTTCTTCAGCTACGGGTTCATCTTCCAGCGGCGGCTCTTCCGGCGCTGTGGCCATTTGCTGGTTTGCGGACTGATCGTCAGCATCCAGTTTTGCGGCCTCTTCATCCCAAAGCTGCTGTGCTTCCTCCGGTGATAGTTGGTTTTCTTCCACTTTGCTCTCCAATAAAAAAGCCATCTTTCGATGACTTTGAACAACGGTTAAGCGGGATTATTCGTCCGGCTCAACCACCACACCCCGAGTTGCTTCATTCGGCAAGTCGAGAAATCTTTTGATGAATCGAATCTCACCTCGCAGCAACGCCGTCTCGATGTCGGAGAGATTGACGGCGTCGTTTTTGTCGCGGCATTTGCGAAGCTGCTCTTCAGCCCACTTGCGCATCACATGCCACTCTGGCGAACTAAAATTGATCATAGTAAAAAAGCCAGCTCAAGGCTGGCTTTATAAAAATTTTGGGCACAGGGTCCCTGCAAAAATTCTACCTTTTATCATAGGATTTGTGCAACATTTTTATTTGCATAGCCCTGCACTGTTTTGCAGCGATTTGCCGTATCAAAGCGGCGATTTTGCGTAC